CCTATAATACATTACTTTACAACAATTGATACGCATTTTGGAAGACCTTGTAAAATAGCAAGATGCAAAATTAACGGAGTAGACGCATTTATAATATTTCCGCCGATGGCTAAGGATAACCGAGGAAGAATCGAAATTGGTTCCGAGTTTAACTTAAGAGACAAGTTTAGCTTAACTAACGGCGATATAGTCGAGATCGAATTCGTGTAGCCTATAAATTATTAGTTGTCGAGTACTTTATATCTTTCATTCTTTTATTCATTTTAACATATAAGTAGTCTAGGTTTATGAAGTCTATTACGTTGCTTCCCATAGCTACGTCAGTAGGAAGAGCGCCAACAGTTTTAGAGAAAGTAATTAGCTGGTTTGCTTGCTTAGGATGTATTAAGTATGCAATTGCACCAGGCGACCACGTACCGCTATACTCGTCTTGTCTATAAGCTTTCTTAGGTCTAAATTGCGTTAACTTAACAAGTTGGTCTTTGCTAGTTAATTGCTGGTCCCAAGGCGCTTCAAAAATAGCATCGTGCTCAACAATTACTATTTCTCTATTCAGCTCTAAACATTTTTTCCAAAGCGCAAAATGACTTAAAAAACACCCCTGCACGCCTGGTTGCGACATTCCGTATTTGTTAATTAACGGGGTTACGCCAATGTTAGTCCACGTATTGTCAGCAACACTATTACCGTTAATTGCGTCAAAGACTTGTACGATCCAGTTATGTCTCTTTGCTGAGTGCAAACACTCGTCAGTAAGTGACTCGCTTAGTTTATGGTCCTTCAACGTTATTACATAACACGGCGGCTGCTTCATATATTAATAATTCCTATAGTGCGTTGCGTCTCTAGTAATCAGATACTTTGTGTGCGGAAAACGCACTAAGGTATTTATCTTTGATTTTTTGGTCACCTTTAAGAGTTAGGAACGTCGATGCTTCCTTAATCTTACCTATAGCCATCCAAGGAGCGCCTGCGGGTGTGAATTTGTGAGTCTCTGCAAGCTCAGCAAGCACCTTTTGATCCCAGCCACTTTTCCATTCTGTTACTAATTTGTTTCTTAGGCGGTTGGCAAAATCCTGACGGAAGTTACTTTGGTCAAAAGTTACTAGGCCAGCTAGCCACCGATCGCCTTGACTTAAAAGTATGTGTGGATTTTTAAATAACAACGAAAAATCTTGTTCTGTAAATGCCTGAGTGCATATAGTGTCGGCATCTAATGTCATAACTAGCTCGTCGTTGTTAAATTTATCAGCTACTACTAAGAACCTTACAGCCTGTAGATAACCGATCCTCGAGTCTTCAGATTGAAACCTAATAGATTCGAAGGTATAGTCAACGTAGCTAAGTTTGTTAAATTCTTGAGGATTTACTACGTGACAGTGAAGCCTAACCCACGGTGCATGATAGTGAATGCTCTTTAATAAGTGTTCAGCCCAGTCCACGTAGTAGATATGGTCGCATGCTACTAGAATATTATACACTGTCATTGCCCGGCACGCCTATAACTGCGTTCTTTGCGCCGAACTCTTTTAAGACACGATATCCTAACGGCTCTAGTATTTCAATAATACTGTCGCGTTTGTAGCCGTAGCGAGTTGGGTGATTTTTTCTTTCAAACAATATAACCGGTAAACAACGAGTAATAGTTTTCATGGCACCTAGTGCAATTAACGGTTCGTATCCTTCAGCGTCAATCTTAATAAAGTCAACGTCAGTAAATCCGTAACTGTCTAACGATCGAACTTTGCAGTTGCCTTCTGTTCCTGGTGCAACATGGGTGCTAAACGACTTACGAGGGCGAAAGTTTACAGCTACAGACTCTTCCTTCATGCCTATACCACAGTTGTACAGAGTACAATTTTTGACGCTATGTGTTTCGATGTTGTGTTCAAGTAACGCATACGTTTCAGAGAAAATCTCAAACGAATGTACATGTCGAAACTCTTTAGACATGTTGTATGTCATAATGCCAATGTGGGCACCGATATCAATTGACGTACGACGTTGTTTACAAAACGCAATCGATTCAATTAATTGATTTTTCTGGTAGGCTGCGACGCAGCCGTTGCCTTGTTTCGTCGCAGCCTTAAGAGCAGTGTCTCCAGGGAATGACTTCCATCCGTCAATTACTTCGGTTCGGGGTTTCATAATGATGAATCTTCCACTCGCAGCTTCAAACGTAATTCCATTGTTTCACCTTTCCTTAACTATATTTAGTTAGCAACTAAGTTGTGAGCCGTCCGTTCATAGTATGCGACCGTCTGAACATATTACGTATGTCTATTGGGTTTAGCATCATTGTACTCGGACTGGTATAATACATGTTAACGTACTGTAAATTAAGCTGCATGTCAGCTGGCAATATTCCGTATTCTTTTGTAGCGTTTATCAACTTTCTAGCACCAGATGGTTTAATAATATACCCAAATGTCCCTGTTATATACTCAAGAGTGTTGTCTTCTTTGACAGTACGTTTTTCGAATGCCGTAATCGTAAAAGGATTATCCTTTGTGTTACTAATTTCTGTTATGTATTGTTTGTTGCTCAAAAATAGATGTGTATGCCTTGTGTAATCTAAGTGCAGGCAATCGTCGAACTTGTCTGTAACATCTGCAGGCAACCTATTTATGAAGATAGCATCGTACTCTAGCACACCGATTGGCTCATTACGCTCCGCACACTTCTTCCACAAAGCGTAATGAGATAGAAAACATCCTACTACTCCTTTGGTTTTAATTTTTCGGGCGCCTGCTGGGTTAATGAAAAGATTTTCAGTTTTCATCTTTTCATTAACATTGTCGTATACTCCGGGAAATGGTGTTACTTCTATTCCGAACTGTTCCCCGGATTCTACTGCGTCTTTTAGCAATTCTTGTGTAGCAGTGTCGGCCTCTTTATGAATGCAATAAAAATCTATCATAATAATTACCTTTTTACTTCTTAAACATCACTATAATGATGCATCGTTCATGCCTGCTACTCTCAACCGAATAATATTATTCAGTGAAAAGCCTTTTGAGTCAAGTGACTTTAATACACCTAACCATTTATTTCGCATCAAAGCAAATTCGTTGATCAGCATCTCGTAATCTACCACAGCCTTTCGGCCATCTACGTATTTTTCTGCTATCTTACTGTATCTCCGATTTATATCGTTATCCATCTACTATTCTCCAAGCTCCATTTTATAACCTGTTCAAGTTGTTGTTCTATCGGTTGTGGATTCCACCCCATCTTACTCATCTTCGAACCGTCAAGTGCATAACGTAAGTCATGCCCCGGTCTACTACTGTGGAAATCTACCATTTCATAGTTCAGTGGTTTGTTTTGTACGTTGGCAATAAATTGTGCTAGTTCTAGATTGTCTATTTCCTTAGGACCAACAATGTTAAACTTCTGACACTTGGCTCCACCGAAGTCTGCTTCTAATGTATTTAGCGGGTATTTGTATAGGAATATTAGTGCATCTGCAACGTCTTTAGCATGGATATAATGCCTACTGCCTGCCTTGGTCTTTTGCGCATTGCTGTGAATTGTTACTTTTCCACCAGCTTGAATCTGTCTAATACACAACGGAATAAACTTTTCAGGGTGCTGTCTTTCTCCTATAACATTCATTGTATGCGTAATAATGCATGGTAGGTTGTAGGTATTTTCGTAAGCAACTACTAATTCTTCTGCCGCTGCTTTTGACGCACTATAAGGGTTGGTGCTGTTGTAACGATCGTTCTCTTTATAACTAACGCCAGGCGGTGCTGGACCAAATACTTCGTCAGTAGAAAAATAAGCAAACATATCCAAGTGGTCTAAGCCACGGGCGTATTCAAGTAGGTTTGTAGTTCCTACTACGTTGTCTAACACAAAGGCCATTGGGTATTGTATACTACGGTCTACGTGCGAGCCCGCGGCTAGATGTGCGATAAGATCCACTCTTCCAATTGCGTGTGCAATCTGCGGGTTAATAGATGCTTTTAGATCGTGGTGTACGATCTTTACCCTTTTTTGTTCTGCGGCTGGGTATGCTGAGACAACTTCGTGCAGTCTATTCAAGTTGCCACTGTAGTCTAACCTATCCAGACTTACAATGTTCCAATCTGTTTCACTTAAAATTTTATCTATCAAATGGTGTGCAATAAATCCTGCACCACCTGTGATCAATATTGTTTTACTCATTACTCATTACGTCCTATAAATTTAATTACAGACTAGCATCGTCCATGCCCGCCACTCTTAATTTGACTACGTTTGTGATCTGCCACTGCTTTTGGTCCAAGGCCTTAAGAATACCCAACCACTTGTTGCGCATTAGCGCGAATTCGTTTATGAGTAGTTCATAATCAACTACTGCACTCTCGCCGTCTACGTATTTCTCTACGTCACGACTGCTCAACGCTCGCTGATAGTTTTCCAGATACTTCTTGAAAAAAGAACTGCGCAATTTACGCAGTTCAATATTCAGATAGTTTAGAATTGCTTCAATCTCTTGAAGCTGATTAAAGCGTTGCTCGACAATGCCTGGCATTTCTGCTGAGGCTTTCTCAAGACTGCCTTTAATCTTTACTTCAAGTCGGGCGTCGTCTAACTCAGATTCAAAATGATTTAATGCATCTGGAATCTTTGATATGTCGTTTGATACTTTGTGGTACCAGCCCATTGTTAGTCCTCGTCGTCTAGCACATCTAAGTCTAGATAATATACAATTGCGTCGTCTAAGACAGCGTCCATGCCCATTGCGTCTTGCAGCACAATATCGCTTACGCCTTGATCTGCAAGCAAATCAATGTACTTCTCAGCAGCTATTTCTAGCTGCTTTTTGTCCGTGTACTGCTTAAACAACATCCATACTTCGCTAACGTGCTCTTCATTCATTCCCAGCTGACTCCTCAATATGAGTCTGGTCTACTTCTTCGTCATCGCTATTTACCTCTTCAGGCTTAGCTGCTTTGATCTTAAAGAAATCTTCCATTAGCATATCGAGTTTTTCACCTACCCACTTTTTGCGGAATTCCAGGTGTTCTACGCCATCTGTGTCAATGTACTTGAGACGGTTGCCTGATTTTTCCAGCAAGCCTTTCTTCTCAAATAATTCAACAAGACCTGAGTATGGATTCATGCCGCCGTCGTAGGGGATTTTTACTTGCACACTTTCAAACGGTTTTGCATAGCGTGTTTTCATTACCTTACAAGCTGCACGAATACCACGTACATCAGAAATCTTATTGCCGTCCTTATCCTCTTTGAGTTTGAGTTTACGCATTGCAACAACTATTGAGCTAGCATAAATGAAGCCCTGTCCGCCACTGATTTTGTCATCAGGATCAAACATGTCTTGGCTTGCGTATGTGTGGTTTGTGCACACAAGACCTACGTTGTATGCACCAATCATATTTACAGTGTTACGAACAAGTGACGCCAGTGCTTTGGGCTTACGACCCATATCACCTTTCATATCACCTTTCTGGAACTGATCAACGTCTGTTGGTGTCATCATCATACCAAGACTGTCAATTACGAACAGTACCTTGGGACGATCCTCTTCGGGCATATCCTTGTAGTCTTGCATGAATGTGTACATGGTCTTAGCCACGTCGTCAATCATACTCATACTCAGTTTAAGCATGTGCTCTTCAGACGTCTTAACACCCAATGCCTGCAACCATGATTCGTCAAGTGCGTTCTCTGAGTCAATCAACACCACGTAAATGCCTTGGTCCTGAGCATCTTTGATAATGTTACCTGAACAGATATAGCTTTTGCCTGCGCCTGATTCGCCTGCGAATACAGTTACCTTGCCCAGTGGAACACCTCGTTGAAAGTCTCCACTGATAAGATAGTTCAGCGCATAATTGCCAGTTGAAACCCAGTCTGTTGGGTCGTTAAAGCCAGCACTCATGCCTGTAATTGATTTTGTTAGATCCTTACGAAATTTTGATGGATCGAAAGATTTAGCCATAGTGACTCCTATATTGATTAAAAGATACTAGGGGAGGAACTCCCCTAGTTTTGGGTCTATTACTGGTTCTGACGTGAGCGAATCATTGACAGAATATCTTGGGCGCTGCCGCCTTCTGACTTCTCTTCTGACTTTGCTTCGACCTTGTCTTCAGCTTTGTCTTCAGCTTTGTCATTGTTCCAAGGAAGATCTTTTTCCTCTTCACTAACGTCAACCTTTTCGTCGGCCTTTGGTGTTGCTGCTGGCTTAGATTCAGTCTTTGCTTCTGACTTTACTGCCTTGTTAGGATCACCTGTGTTAGCACTTACGCCCGCTGGACGGAAATACTGGCTCCAACGATCAGCGTCGTATACTTCGCCGTCAACACTTGCTTCAAACATTTCCTTGATAACCTGTACTGCTGTTGCGTCAGGCTGCTTTGGAAGGAAGTCGCTCATGTCAAACAGGCCATGTTCTTCAATAGCTTTCGTCTCTTCTTCACTAAGCGGACGATCGCGTCGTGCCCAATTAGAAGTTGAGTAGTCAGCATACTGACCTTTGCTTGTCTTGTTTAAACGGAAGTCTACACCTGCGGTGTAGTCAGTTGGTAGTTCTTCCATTTCAGGATCCATAAGAGCCTGTTTGATGATCTGGAAGATCTGTGGACCAATAATAAACCTACGAATAGGATTTTCTGGTGTGGTGTCATCGCTCAATGGGTTGTCTTTTACAAACCCCTGGAAGATGTAAGAACGCTTTTTCCAGTACTTTCGACCCATGTCTTCTAGACTTGGATCTTTGAACCAACCGCGTACCTCAGAAAGGATTGGGCAAGTTTCGCCATACATTTCCATGCAAGGAACCTGTACAATTACCGGACGTGAATCCGTCTCACCTTTGATGCCAGCGAATGGCAACTTAATCATAAGCCTTTCAGCCCAGAAAAAAGTGTTTTCAGTATTGCCATCAGGAAGGAAACGTAGAGTACAGCTCTCGCCTTCTTTGATGTTCCAGAATGGGTAAATGGCTGAATCGCCTTTTGGTTGGTTACCGCCGCCTTTGTTTGCCTCTTGATCTTTCAGTTTTGCGCGAATTTCCGCTAATGATGCCATAGTAAATTGCCTCCAATGTTTTGTAATTTTGCCTATGTTTTCAGTGCCTTAGTGTGTAGCACAAGTTATATACTACACAATATTATTTATCCTGTCAACCATTTTTTTGTATAAAAATGAATGACTTAGCTGATCTTAAAGACCAGCTAATCTTCTCACAGCATCAAACTCTGTGTTGTCTTGCTGTGGTTCTTCAATTACGTTCGACCCGCTACCTGCTTGGTGCTGCTCGAACGTTTGATTGATCTGCTCAATAAACTGCTTGGCTGGATCAATGTACTGCTCGCCGTAATCTTTCTCGACCATTGTTAGTACTGCTGTTTCACCTTTTGGAAACGCACCGGTAGCACGGTCATAAAAGCTAAGAATAAACTCACTCAGTGGTGATTGCTGATCCTTTGGTTCTTCTGGCGCTGCTTCTGCTGTTAGTTTGTCAAAGTGTTGCTTTAGCTGAACTTCTTTCTTTTGGATGTGCTGTAGCATATCCTTGTCGCCGTCTTTCCAAGCGTCCATTTTAAGTGATTTCAAGTCTGCTAGCTTGCGCTTGGTTTTTTCTAGTTCGTCTTCAACACGATCACCAAATTCGTTAGCTGTTACTTCGTCCATCCACTCGCCCATTAGCTGGTTAAAGTATGACTCTATTTCCATCTCTTCTTTAGGCACGCAGTTAGGAACTTTCTTGCCGCCTTTCTTTTTCATACCAACCTGTTTGTAGTTATCCCAGCAAGGATCTTCATCTTCTGAAACATCTTTGCCCGGCTTAATGCCATAACGTCTTTTAATCTCTTGATTAATCAACTTCGTTTGAAGACCGCGTTCGCTTCCGTCACCTGGCTTTTCGCCAACGTCTTTAGCTAGCATCTTCAACTGATCGTCAGTCATAGCACGAACTCTTTTCTGTATATCTTTAGGCTTCAAGTCACCAAAGTCCATTAGCTTGTTGAACTTTCTGCCAATGCCTTCCTCTACGTCATCGTCGTCATCTTCACGCCCGCAGTCAGTTTCGCCTAACAAGTCATCTGGACCTAGATCTTTAACTCTGTTTGCTTCGCCGATCAGTTTGTAGATGTACGGAAATACATCTTTTAACTCTTCGTTAAACTGACGTATAGTAAGTTGGTCAATCCAGTTCTCTTTTACGTCTTCTGGTATTTCTTCAAACACTGGCTTCTCAAAACCTTCGTATGCTTCTTTGTAATAACCAGGCTTTTGTAAACTATCAATTCTTTTCTTGACTGTACCAATACGCTCGTGTACAACTCCCATGTACTCAGCTAGGCTTTCTGCCATAACTTTTGAACGTCCCATGTGGTTCTTAAACTTGCGTAGCTTCGACAGTTCTTCAGACAAGTCAACAATGTGTCCGCCGAAGTCGTCATAAGTGGTGCCGCCTTCAGCTACGTGACGAGCCATTGCTCTTGCGCCTGCTAGGTGCTTGTATGGATATTTGAACCTTTCACCTTCTGGGCTTTCAATGTAAATTGTTCCAATGTTTCGTGTGCGCCCTGACGGTGTTTCAGTGTCAATGTTTTCAGTATGCTTAATCACTAGTCTGGCACTGTCTATATTTTGGTAACTTAATTTTGAAGTACCATATAACTTCGATTCATTCATGCTGCTGTCTCCGGAATTCGTTGCGAGATATTGATAGTCTCGTTTCTCTAAGTTTGATTTTGTAATATTACGAACGTCAAAGTTAAGCATTCTCTTCTTTGAAAACATTCTCATTCCACGTAAAAATTCATACCACTTGCCTTTAGCTATTTCGTTTTCTGTAACACGGTCGGCGAACATAATAACGACGCCGTCCTCTTCGTCTAGTGATATACTAATCTTATCGTCATTAGTTTTATCAAAAGTAAATTCGAAGTAGCGTGCTTCAGTTGGTTCGTTAGTGACATTACCTTCACTGTCGCCAATAGTTACGCTCGGAAATCTTCCGCGTACCTTTGAAAATAACTCTTCTGCAATTGTATTTAAGTCCATAACGTATTTATCCGTTGCTACTCATAAAGATGGGCATCGGAGGATCGTAGTCGTCATCCTCGGCCTGTGTAAACGTGTTGTAAATCTTAGGATCCCAGTCTTTGAGTACAGCCATCATTCTTATAGTTAAGAGTAGCGCCGAAACTAAGTCGTCTGCGTGTCCTTGTTTTGCTTGAAAGCTAGAGCCTGTTGCAATAAAGCCTTTAAGTTCCGATATTAACGGTTTTGAGTGCACTTCCATTTTACTGTTTTCTATCATAGTCTTTAGTCGACTACAAGCGGTAATCTTTGCACCGTGAGTTGTGTTAAATCCTCGACGGAATTTCCTTACGTGCCCTTTACGCATTGGTTCTGATATAAACAGTCCCGGGATATTCTCTTCTCCTACGTCTTGTATGACTAGTAGAGCAGCTTCGCCTATGCTGTTATTTTCCACGCTCCAGTAAATGCTGTTAGGAGCTTTGATTTCGTCTTGTATGTATGCACAGATATCTTTGAGTATTCGTATCTGGCCAGGAATAGATGTCTGGTTGTGGAACCATTCTGCTACTTGTACATAGGTAGGAAGTTCAATTACCTGTATAGCAGCGTTGTCGCCGCCTGTGCCCATACTCGGGTCAAGTGCTACAGCATACGTATAACCTGCCTTAGGCTTCTTATACCAGCGTGTTTGCCCCATGTTAATTATCGGGGTCATCCCCTCCATCTCGGACAGTTTGATTGCATTAATTAACGTCTCGTCGAATATTAGGAATTCGCAGCCGTACTCACGACGAAAGCGTTCTTCACCAATACGTCCTACTTCAGCAACCTTCCATTCTTCGTCACGATCTGGGTGAGCATCCCACGGCACTGTAAATGCGTGAAAGCCGTTTATGCCTAGCGTTTGTTCGTTGCCGTGTTCGTCGAATTTCTTTTCAGCATCCTTCCAAATTGTTGCGAACGTGTCTTCGTCCGAGTTTGGTGTAGATGTTATAATAGCTCTACCACCTGTTGCTAGTGTAGGTGATATTGAAGTCCAGAATTCTTCAGCAATGTTTGGCTGTACAAACGCAAATTCGTCACAGTACAGTAGTGATATACTCATACCACGTCCCGTGTTGCCTGTAGTTGCCTGTGACACAATACGCGAGCCGTTTTCGAATTCTATACTACCTTTGTTATACGAGGTTACGCCTGCACGAATATGATCAGGACATAATTCATAGATATAGCGAATACGCTGCATAATCTCTTGCGCGCCTGAATACTTGTGTGCAGCAATTAGGATTGTTTGGTCCGGGTGGAACATTGCATACCAAGAAAGGTATACCGCAGCACATGTAGTCTTACCTGTCTGACGAGGCAACATGTTTATGTTAAAGCGATATCCGTGATAACTGGCCATCAACTCTTCTTGATAGTCATAAGGTTCAAAGAGTAGTTTGCCTTTTACCGGATGCTGTATGTATGCAAAGTTTTTTGCGAAGTAGAAATACCCCTCGTCAGGATCCATACATTTAACAAGTTGTCCTATTTGTTTTTCTGTATAGGTTTCCTGCTGGTTAGCTTTTTTGGTTAGTACGCCGTCAAGTGATTTGCTCATAGTGTATTTACTCAAGACAATAGCGCCCGGTGGCGCTATGCGAAGTTACTTCTTCTTTTTGTCTTTTGGTAAATTGCCTTTTTCTTTAGCTGCTTTGATTTTCGAGCCTTGATACTCTGCTTTTGGAGTTTCAATTTTTCCGTCACCGTCGTAATCTTTATCGGCTTTCTTCTTTTCAGAAAGTTGCGCGTATAGTCTGTCTTTGACACCCTCGACAGCCATTGCGTTGTCGCCGTCTTGCGCTTTTGCATACGCTCTCTTCTGACGGTTTAGGCCGCCTGACAAGTCTTTGGTCATATACTGGTGGTCTTGCTGCTCTTCGTCTGGCTCGTTATCGTAGCCT